TGTTGAGGTCTTATCACCACCAAACGCTAGAACCGCTACTGCTTCAGTAGTAGTTGAGCCACCGCCAAAAGTTGTGTTGTAGATCAATGCGCCATTTGCAGTAATTGTTGCGGTAGACCACGAAGCGTCCGCAAAATCACAAACCGCAGTGTCACCGCTCAATACAGGCGTTACTGAAGTCAATGCCTCACCGCCAGCAGTATAACCGGTGCCAGATACTTCACCTGAAGTGGTGTAGTCAGTGGTAGATTTGCTCAAAGTAGCCGACGACGTGTACAAGGCAATATTGAAAGTATGCCCAGACGATGCGGTGAAGTCGTGCTTACCCTGAAGCAGCTCTGTTTTAAAGCTGTTACACAGCGCTTGAGTAATTGCCATTACAGTCTCCTTATGGCTTTTGCTAGTTCTGGATGACCTGCATCCACCAAAGCGTTATATATGGTGACTCGATCAGAACTAATCGCCTCTCGCATATAAAACGAAATTAACATGTGCATTTGCTTACGAAATGCGTGAGCTTGGTCGCGAATAAGCGGGTTAGCGCTATCCGAAACCGAAATCAGTTTGTCCACACAACGCTCTGCAACCTCTTCCGGTGTAAAACCACGGTGGTCCGTAGTGTGCACCTTCACAAGCGGTGTTTCTGGAATATCCATACTTAACGGCTGAAACATTATACCGGATCTCTCCTAATCAGTCCTGCTCGGTACGCATCAGAATCTTCGATAGCTTCACCGAAGTTTTTCAAACGCCCGATAGATTCAACGAATTGTTGGGTGTAGTTTTGGATTACATCCGTCTCACCCTTCATGTAAGTGTATGCTTCTATTAGGGATCCGTACAGCATTGCCAGCGGCGCATTGACGCTTAGCCACGTAGTTCCCGCGTCTGCTTGCGCGGTTAAGCTGCTAGGACGGTAGAAATAATGTAGCTCTACGACATAGTTAGCATCGGGTGTCGGCGCTACCATGAAATTACTAATATCGTAGAACGAGTAATATTTTGGCGTGTCTTTTGCAGTTACATCTGGGTGATATTCCTGCAAGAAATTGACATCCTTGTAGAGTAAAAACTCTTTATTGCCACTATTGGTGACCGACAAAGAATACGGTGCCAAGAAGTCTGAAGGACAGTTAAGGTACGGATTACCATCCGTCAGTGTACCGGTTTGGTTACGACGGAAGAAATTAAGCTGGACACTTTTAAAAATGCGTTCTTCTGCACCTAAAATAAAGTTATTCAGGTTGTTTACGAAAGACGTTTCTGCATTTTCAGTGTAATCCTGAATAGCCTGACGTAATTGTGCCTTGGTATAACTCATGAAATCACCACTGTAACTGTTCCAACACGAGTCATGGCTTTAACGGCAATGCCTCGGTTCGGATAACCGCCAGCCCCAACAGGCACGGTTAACGCTTCTTTTATGTCTGGACGCGGATCTTTTAGCGCTTCAGAATCTGTCACGGATCTAGGCGTCAGCTGTGGGTGTTTAGCTTCCCACTCGTCTTTGCCCACAAGCAAACCGTTCCACTCACGCTTCATTTCGCTAAGCGGATAACGGAAACCTGAGCGATCTGAAATCCCCCAAGCGTGTTTACCTGCTGCAAACTTGCCCATTATCGATAACCTATGGCAGGTTGAACATTAAACGAAGCACGATCACGGTCCTCATCCAATGCGCGCTGGAACTCTTCCTCATAAATAGCTTTAAGCATCTGAGTCTTCTGCGGAATGCGCTTAATTGAAATGTAGTATGCCAAGCCTGCTGCTAAGCAAGGATACAAACGGAATGGAACGTCCATTGTATTTTTAGCTGTATCGGCATCCTGAATACGGGTCAACGCATCGTAATAGATAACGTCGGTGCTATTCTCAGGGGCAGGCCAGATCTTTAAGTTCGGTGTAATCTGACGGTCCAAAAAATACTGGCTAGGTCTAGCCGTCGTCGTTTTGTTTGGAATCGTAATGTAATCATTACGGCTGATACGTTCCATTGAATAGTCCGTACCATTACGTCTAACAACAACATTCAAGACGTCGATAACGTCAGTACCTAAGTCGTATTCACCGTCAGAGGTTGTCAAAGATAAGGTGCGCTGCTTAATCGTCCACTGGTTTAAACCACGGTTTGCCCACTCTGCCAGCATCAGGTTAAGCGAGCGCTTAGCTGTTTTCAGGTCGTAACCTGTTTTAACCTCTAAGCCACAACGCTCAAACGCCTCTTCAATGTAATCAGAGACGTCTAATTCAAAATTGGTACTGGCGGAAGTAGTCATGCTTTAGATCTCTTTTTCTTAGCTGTTTTTGCAGCCGCCTTAAAATCTGACGCTTTAGGCGCACCTTTAGAACCCGGCTTACGCATTTTCTCACCGCTACCCGCAGCAATGCGTGCCCTCTTACGGCGAATACTTTCGTATAAACCCGGCTTCTTCTTAGCCATTACGCACCCCAGAGTTTAGAAAGATGTGGCGCAATAAGGACTAAAACTACTAAAGCCCAAAGACGATTATCTAACTTCTTTATGTCGTCTTTAATCCCGTCAATATCTTTCTTGACGTGATCCATATTGTCCGACATACGTGCTTCATGCGCCTGTACTGCTGCCAACAACTCTTTAGTTGTAGGCGCTGCGCCTTTACCATTCATCACTTTTCTAGCTGCTCTTTTCTTAGTTACTTTCTTACCAAGCTTTGCAGCTCCAGTATCTTGCGCTGAACTTGTCTTTCGCTGTGTCACAAGAATGCCTCGCTCTAAAGTTTTTACGACGACTTGGTTGGTCCTTCTTGATAGACATGTTCGGATCACCGAATCTAACCAGCTTGACCTCATCGCCTTTTTTAGCCAAAACGGCGCTTTTCTTAGATTTACCGGGAGTTCTCTTTGGCTTGTTATAACCTGCAAAAGTCTCTCCTCGATATTCCAATCGACCCGAAGGTAACCGTTTAACGTTCTTAGTGGTAGCCATTAACGCATCTTGGTTTTTTTGAAACCTTTAACACATGCGCCATAACCTGCCGCACCACCCATCTTCATTTTTCTAACCGCACCACCGCAAGCATACGTACGCTCAGGATTCAGTGTTTCACCGGTAACCTCTTCGTACTTGTCTTCCGCAGTGTTGAAATACTCGTCATCCCATTGCTGTGTCGCAATACGACGAGCATCTTGACTAGACATGTTCGCGTTTGCTGCAATTTCTGCGGCTACACGATCAACATAAGCTTTTTTAGATTCCGCCATTAGAGCGTCTCCTTAACCAAAATACCTTCAAATGTAGCTGCCACCGCGTTATTTTGGTTTTTGCTACAAATAGCACGGACCTCGATGTCCGTCTTTTCTGTAATTTTAAGCGGCTGCTCAAAATCAAACTGCATGTTTCCACCGATCAAATCGATCTTAGTGGCTGTTCTAAATACGCTACCTTGAGCGCGAACCACAAAGCGGATAGTCATGTAAGCACCGCTAGTGTCCGTACCATGAGTGGCGGTACCTTTACTGATATATAAAGAATGACCTGCGGGTACGGTATATACCGCCATCAAGGTTTGGTTCTCACCCGCAGTAATTTGCGCATGGGTTGTAGCACCAATCTTGAAAGTGATATTACCTGCCGGAGCTGTCGCGCCTGTGATGTACGCGCGGTATACACGTAAAAACGTCTGCGTAGTGGTATATGTACCGGAGCCATCTAACGTAAAATCTTCTGATACTTCGTTGTAATCAGTATCAAGACCAACAACCGTCCCAGTAACACCCGAATCGGTTGCACCGGAGGCAGAAGCCACGGTTAACGCCGCTGCACTAGAGGGGTAGGTGTATAAGCCACCACCGTCCCAAATAGTCTCGTTGACGTTGATGATAAGAGGATTGTAGCCATACTTAAATAAAGGGGTATGCCATGCAATCTGACCACGGGAAATTTGAAGCTCAAATGGCTCTGTTGTACCAACTCTGGATATTGAACTTACTTCAGCCATCTGAGCCTCGTCTTAGTTATAAAAAACTGTTAACGACGTAATGTCGTCAATAGTTGCTACATAAACATCGGATGCTGCTACGACGCCTTCAGAAGGAATGTTTACGGAAAACACGTCTCCTGCGATAAGGTCTAAGTGTAGCAAGGTCGCTCCGCCATTACCGTCTGTAATTTTTAGCTCTGGAGTACCAGAAGCTGCGGTGGTTACAGTAATCTGACGGATACGACTTCTGCCTACAGAAGCCGCACCTGTCCCGGTAAGTCTGACGGTTTTTACATCAGAACCTGCCATGATTACTCTCCTTCAGCTGGAGTTTCTTCCGCTTCAGACTCAGCTGGGGTTTCTTCAACCACCACTTCTTCAACTGGAGCTGGCTCAACTGGAGCTGAACCAATACCGCGTGCGGCTAATTCTTCTGCACTTGCAGGCTTAAAACGTGAACTCATAAAGCACCCCTTATGCCGCTGCGATTGTGGCGCCAGTATCTGAACGCTTCCAGTTAGTACCGTCAGAAAACGCCAAAATAGCTGAACCTGCCGCACCGTTAGAAACGTAGATAATTGTGCCTGCGCCAGCTGATGAAGCTGAAGGTGCTGAAGCTACAGTGTAAGTAGGAACTTTGATGTCCCCAACGAAGCCGTCAGTTGAAGTAACTGGGCCAGAAAAAGTTGTGCTTGCCATGAGTCAATCTCCGTGTTGCAGCACTCACCGTATCGTCTCTGCAAAGTCCGCTGGGTCGGTCGATACGGCTGGAATATCCCAGAACCTAGAGTGTTTTTAGCATAGTTTTGGACAAATAAAAAGGGCTCCCGAAGGAGCCCTCTCAAATTAGCTAACTTAGCTAATTATGCCGCGCCGGGGCTGCCAAATACTGCACGCCAATCCGAAACGCCGAAGCTGTAACGCTCACGCGCTTTGAAGCGCATGTTTCCGGTGTCAAAGTCACCTTCCATCGCAGTTTTGATTGGAGAACGGTTGAAGTATTTGAAGCCGTTAGGCGCATCAGTCATCACGAAGAACGCATCTGTATCCGTCAAGAAATGGTTTACGACGGCACCCTGAGGAACCATACCCATGTTCTTGATAGCATTTGCATCGTTGTCAGCAGTGCCAACACGCAAGTTTGAGTTCAATACTCGCTCTGCGATGAACTGAAGTTCCTTAGGAATGATCAGTTTGGTACCACGAACAGCGATCTTCAGACCACGCTCGTCAGTCAAACCAGCAATGTCGATCAGAGCTTGCTC